TGTAGAGCTGCAGAAAGATTAATTTATCAGGCATTGCCTATGTACCCAACAGATAGGATGGCTGACACTGATCCAGAACATACTCTTTATATTGCTGTTAAAGAAACAGAAAGAACAAATAGGAATATATATATTTCTGCTGATTGCTCAAGGTTTGGTCCTAACCAGATAATGTGCAAGTCTAGGGTTGTGGCTTTTTCCTTATGTTTCACTCACAGAAAGCAAGATATTTATATAACAAATACCACATATGAGTTATTAGCAGAATCAACAAGATTAATGGAAAATAAGTTGGCAAAAGTCCCATATGAATTATACAATTTTATAATCAAATCTGGAGGTTTGCAACGTATAAAGAAACACAATCCTGATTCGGTTTATGGTAAACTAGCAAGTATAGTAATAGAAACATACAAGACAACAAAAATGCCCAATTATATGCTGCAAAAATTTGGCATGTATCAAGGTGCACTAGGAATGTTTTCTTCAATTGCTAGCACCATGCTTCACGATACACTCATAGATGTTGTCAAGGATTATAACATATGCAGTATCCCTAGAGCTTTAGTGACAAATGATGATAGCTTGCTTATATTCCCTGAGGTTACAATGAATATTAAAGACACTTCTAGTATATTACTTAATACATTGTACAAAATACTGTATGTAGGAGGCCAAATATTGAACAAATTCAAAACAGTTCCAACAACCAAAATAGCTGAGTTTCACAGTACATTTGCCCTTCCACATAATCTAATATATCCAGAGCTTAAGCAAATTTTTGCAGGAATTCAAATATCTTCTGGGGAATCACTGTACAAAGATTCCAGACATGCTATAGAGCAAGCTGTGAGTGCTGTAAGAAATGGTGTATCATTATTCTCAGCAACGAGTTTGGCTGTTATATTAACGACTGTTTATTGTGATCAATATAACAGATGGTTGTCATTTAAGAACAATGGTTTTAGATTATCTCAGATGGGAGGACCTTGTGAAATAAACATACTAGGGGAAATGTTTTTACCTAACTTTTCTGATATGAAATACATGAATAAACTTGAAATTCCAATAGATGTACAAACTGGTTTTCTGACAAACACAATGATATCTGAGAGTGTAAATGAAATTGTTGAAGCAACAAGTGTCAATGTTAAAATGATAACCAGATCAACATATAGATCTTTGAGAGGTATAAAAGAAACAAACTGGATTGCAGAAACACCATTTTTTCCACTATCAGGATCATGTACAATAGGTCACCTGTATTCAACTATGTCCTATGGATTGTTTAGAACAGATAGGGAAAAGAATTTACCTGAAACTTTAGTAAGATATGCAAGAAATCAAGTCTCACGAAAAGAAGAAAACATATGGGTTTCTGATAATACATTAACATATTCTATTTTAGGTAAAGATAGGATATCATATGATGAATTAGATAATATAACAACAGAATCAATTGTTAAAGAGATAAACACATTGTCAAAAAAGACACAGAACAATATATATTACAACACAATATACATTGGTTACAGAAATATAGTTGATGCAGGTGAACAATTATCAGGTAATTTGCCAACTATTGGGTCATTGTTAAGAGAGTCTACAAATAGAGTTTTTTCTGATGTTGTTCA